TACCAGATATTAAACTACCATTCTCTGAAGTATTAATAAGGGCAGTTCCTTTCGAGGTAAAAACAAAGTCTGGATTAATATTGAATGGTAATAACTTGATGATGGCAGGTACTCTTGACCGTATGAGTGAAGCTGTAAGCCAGTATCAAGAAATCCTATTACTAGGAGGTGCAATCTCTGAAGAAGACCAAGAGAAGTCTGGTATCAAGGTTGGTCGTATCTGTAAATACAGTTTGAAAAGATTTCAGTCACTTAGTGATGAGCACCAAGCAGGAAATATCAAAAAGACTTATGATGTTCCTTGTGAAGAGATTGATGGTTACAAGTATCTTATAATTGACAGAAGAGATATTATGTTTACAAAAGAGAAAGAGTAGTATCTTATAGATAATAAGATGCTATTAAGTTTAAAACTATAATAAATGACATTATTAGAATTAGATTCTGAGTACAATATTGTTGTGAAGCCTGAGTTGTTTCAAATAGAATCGTTCTCAAAACTTAACAAATCAAGGAAAAGCCCGGCTCTATTAGTAAAAGAGTTGGGTTATATATTTTTCTTTTATAATATGGGATCTGATTTTCAGTTTCAAACTGATGAAAAGGAGCGACACAAGGATGTAATCAAACGTACTGGACTTCCAGATAAATGGTCGCCTGATAAACTATTGCAAGAGTGTATCAAAGATTATAAGCACCTTTCAACTACTGTAAGTAGTAAACTATTGGAAGGTGCTTATATTATAGTAGATAAGACTGCAAAGCAGATGAAAGATATAGATCTAAATGAGAGAGATAAGAATGGCAGACCTATATGGAATTTGAAACAAATTACCAGTATGACAAAGGACTTGCCTGAATTATTTAAGAGTGTAAGTGAAGCAGAAAAAGCATATATAAAGCATCAAAAAGAAACTGATGCATTAAGAGGGGGGAAACTTAAAACATTATACGAAGAAGGAAACTTAGGTAGTATAGAAGAAATGGACCTCGATGATTGAAACTAATAGCGTAAATACTACATTCACAGATGAAATGCTGGATGAGTTATCTAAAGAAGAACGAGAAACCCTTAAAGAGTTCGTTCATTCTATAGAGTTCATACGTAATATGATTAGTCCTGACAGAAGAAAGGCTAAGGACATAAAAAGATATAAGAAGCCTAATGCAGACCCTGACTACGGAGAACTTGTAGAAGATCCTGAAGGTCGTATTAGAGTAGATATTACAAACCCTCATATCCTTGAGGACGTTGATCACTTCAGACAAGCTGCAATACATTTTGAAAAGCACGGTAGATATACTTTACTTATGCCCAGTAAAAACCCTTATTCTGACTATAAGAAATGGTGGGATAAAGAAATAGAAAGATGTTGGTATGGAATGACAAGAGAATCTGATGGTGAGTGGATAACAGGATACCATTATTTCTACCTCAACTACTGTCAAATATCAATGAATAAGATAATACCCGGCACAAGAAGGTCTGATAGAATAGAAGCGTTTCCAGATTTCTATGATGGAGACTATTTATTCTTCCACTATATAGAGAGAGCAAGGGGTTATGGTAAACATACTTGTACTCTAAAGAAACGTGGTGCAGGCTATTCTCTAAAAGGAGCCGGTAAGTTAGCAAGGAACTTTATACTTGGTGAATCAAGAAATACCCATAAGAAAGTAAAGAGTTTTGCAATAGCAAACGAGAAGGAATACTTGTCTAAAGATGGGGTACTAAACAAGTTTGTAGATGTACTTGACTTCTGTGGAGACAATACACCATTTCCAAGAAAGAAGGAGCTTAAAGACTCTTGGAACTCGATGCACTGGATGATGGGATATAAAGATCCTGACTCTGGTCTTGAAAAAGGTACCAAGAATCAAGTGATGGGTATTACTCTTAAAAATGATCCTGAGAGAGCAAGAGGTAAAAGGGGAGTACTTATAGAATGGGAGGAATTTGGTAAGTTTACAGATAGTCTTAAAGCCTGGACTATTGGAAGACCTTCAGTAGAAGCAGATGGATTTGCATTCGGCTTAATGAACGCGTTCGGTACAGGGGGTACTGCCGGAGCTGCATTTGAGGGATTAAGAGAATTGTTTTATAATTCTGATGGTTACAATGTATTATCTATAAAGAATGTATTTGATAAGAACACTAAAGGTGGTTCTCAATGTGCGTTCTTTCATCCTACCTATATGAACGCAGAGGGTAAGATGGATAAAAACGGTAACAGTGATGTTACAAGATCTCTACTTGATATTATTAAGGATAGAATGCTTATAAAGTATAACTCCAGAGAGCCCGCTACTTTAGTTCAAACCATTGCTGAAAAACCAATTACACCTCAAGAAGCGATAATGAAAGTGGGAGGTAGTATATTTCCTACTATTGATATACAAGATCACTTGGAAGCTGCTCGTGTGAATGAAGCATCCTTTACATCAACACATCATGTTGGTGACTTTACAATGGTATCTAATCATGAGATAAAGTTTAAAGAGAACCCTAACGTAAGACCTATACGAAAGTATCAACCAGATAAAGCAAACCTAGAAGGAGCTGTAGAGATATTTCGTATGCCTGAAAAAGATAGTAATAACCTCATAGCACCTTATAGATATATTGCAGGTATTGATCCTGTAGATAATGATTATATTAAGAATGGATCTTTAGCAAGTATATTTGTATTTGATATGTGGACAGACCAGATTGTATGTGAATATACCGGTCGTCCAGATTTAGCAGATGACTTCTATGAGATATGCAGAAGGATGATGATATTCTATAATGCTCAAGGAAACTACGAGAATAACATAAAAGGTTTGTTTGGTTATTTTAACAATAAGAATTCGTTATACTTATTATGTGATACACCACTCTATTTAAGAGACATAGAAGAATCCAAAGTATCTTTGCAAGGTAATAGAGCTAAAGGAACCAGAACCAGTGAGAAAGTTAGAGCTGAAGGTAAGAGACTACAGAAGTCTTGGATGATGAAACCTCAGATATATGTAGATGGTGAAGGAGAGGAAAAAACCTTAATGGCCCTTAGAAATGTAAAGTCACTTGGCTACTTAGAAGAGTTATATGAGTGGAACGATGAAGGAAACTTTGATAGGGTTTCTGCAATGGATATGGTTATGATCCTGAGAGAAGATCGCTTAAAAATAGTGCACAATAGAAACAAAGAGTTGGAGGAGCAGTACGTTGAGGAGGATGACTTCATATCTAAGAACTTTGATAAAAAATTTGGTAATAGAGTAAATACACAAGATCTATCAAAAATGAACTTATTTAAAAACACAATATAAATGAAGACAAATTTTCCCCGTCAAAAAAAGAAATCTTCCCAGAAAGGCAAAGCTTGGCAAAAGCAACACCTGGATTGGGTAGAAGATATATTCTTATTAGATGATTCTCCAATTAGAGAAACATTAAGAAATAGAATAAATAACTTTAAATTGTATTTAGGTACAACTACAAAAGAAGATTATGACTTAATATTAAATCCTGGTCAGTTAAATGACGTTTTCAGTCCAGATAATATAAAACATTATCCAATTGCAAAACCATATCTAAACGTGCTTATAGGGGAAGAAGCAGAACGTAGATTTGAGTGGCAAGCGGTTGTTACCAATCCTACTGCTATATCTAAGATAGAAGATGATAAGAAGAAAATGCTTGATGGTAAAATAAGTGAACTGGTACAAGATGAGAACCTAACTCCTGAACAAGCAGAAGAGGAGTTAAAGAAGTATAAATATTACTTGAATTATGAATACCAAGACCTAAGAGAAAAGAGAGCTAACTTGTTATTAAAACATTTCATTAAAGAACTTGATGTAAAATTAAAGTTTAATGAAGGTTTTAAGAATGCACTTATTGTAGGTGAAGAAGGTTATATAGCAGATATTGTAAATGACAATCCAGTAATAGAACTACTTGACAGTAAGAAGACTTATGTAATAAGATCTGGATATTCTAATAGATATGAGGATGGCGATGTAATTGTAACTTACGATTACTGGGCTCCAAGTAAAGTAATAGATAGATATTACAAACATCTAAAGAATAAAGATATAACCTGGCTTGATAAAGAAACATCGAAGTCTCATGGTGGAGGTGGAGAAACCAATATGGATACTGATGAAATAGGTATCAATATAGCAAGGGAGGAAATGGTTAATGATATGATTGACCTACCTCAGAAAGAAGGTGTTCCCTTAGAGCAATCTCATTCAGAAATTATAGATAGGTACGGAAACGTACGTGTCATAAAGGTATTCTGGAAGAGTTATAAACCTATCTATAGAATAAAGTATTATGATGAGTTAGGTG